GTTATAAACCCAATGTAGAATGCAGCAATTTCTGTAGCCTGGTCTGCAGTCAATATACAGTCGAGCGTTCAAATTAAGATAGTTCGTGCCATAACTACCCCATCCAATATATTTCCCCGTGGTTTCATTCGTTATTTTGATTTGCTGAACGTAGTTATTTGCACCACAGGCAAACGTTATTATTGGCCACGTGTCAACATCGCCATCATTATAAACCATCTGTGGACTGCGCAAAGATGTTGCTGGATCAATCCATTTCTTTTCAATTTCAAGTGGATCATACCAGTTTGGAGAATGCGCAATAAATGTGATAATAAAGATTCGTGTTCTGTAGTTTCCAGTTTCACCACTTTCCTGAATCGACATTCCTGATTTATAGTGACAATTTAACAGTCTGATTTTTGGAACTGCATCATCAGTGACCACTTTCAGCTTACCTTCACCACGCATTGGATCAAGCGAATATTCAAGAAAACGCAGATTGTCACGGAAATTTTCAGCAGTTGCGCCCTTGACAGTTATTGGAAGGTCAATTTCACGTGGACCAGTATTTATATTTCTGACAATTTCACCAGGATAAGAAAACATTTTGTCAGCAGCATAGGTGAATGGTGGCATGTGCCTTCCGTCAATGCCCTGCCTGACTTCATAATTCACGCCATCGGTCAAATCAAGCGTGCCACCTTCAGGTGTTATAAAATATATTTTTTCAGCCATATTGCGCACCCTGCATTGCTTCCGCTCGCTTTATCAGTTTTACAATTTCTTCTTCCGTGATTGGCTCAGTAATAAGTCCGGTCAGGTTGATGTGATAATGAATATGGTTTCCAGAGCTGCCTTCTGATCGACTTCCACCTGACAGTAAACCCTTTAACGAATTTGGTGACAATATGATTTCTGGACCTTTTTCTGCAAGGCGTGCAATCTGTGGACTGCGTGCAATCCCACCCGTTGCATATCCATAATGTGCTTTGTAAGCAGCCCTTATGTTTGCTTCAACTTGCGCAGTGTTTGCACCTGGACCTGAAAGCTGTTTCATTGCTGCAACTTCTGCTTCAACACTTGCCCTTCGCCAATCACCAACGCCTTGATCATACCACGCACCAGCACCCATATCAACAGTGTTTTGTTTTGCAGATGCTTCTGCAACTGCTGCTGTGGCCTGTGTTGCAACCGCTGTTTTTTGTGCTTCTGCATAATGCTGTGCATATGCATCACGTATTTGTGCTTCAATTGATGCTATTTGCGCAAGCGAAGCACCGTTTGCTGCTTCAATACTTTTCATATATGAAAGTTCAGCTTCAACGGTTGGCAAACGCATTGCACCAACGCCTGGATCATACCAACTTCCGCCGCTGCCTGATGCTTGACTACTTGGTATAACATACTCGCCACTGTGTAACATGGCCAGTGTATCTTTTGGCACATATCCACCAGTTTCAAATTTTGGAATATCTGGTGAATTCCACGTTTCATTGATCCCTGGAACAGTTATTTTTGGAACATTGGTTCCAGCCCATCCTACAGATGGCACAGTGTAACCACCCCATCCTACAGATGGCACAGTGTAACCACCCCATCCTACAGATGGCACAGTGTAACCACCCCATCCTACAGATGGCACAGTGTAACCACTCCATCCTACAGGTGGAATGTTGGTTCCACTCCACCCAACAGATGGAATTGTTGCACCACCCCAACCATTCCAACCAGCACTTCCTGTTGTTAAGCTGGTTCCACCCCATGAAAAACCGTTCCATTTTCCAAGTGGTCCAAAATCAATTCCAGGAATGTCGAACCCTGGAACACCGATTGAATATGGTCCAAGAGTGAAACCAGGTATTCCTGGAACCGCAACGTTTCCTGTGCTGAACCCTGGAACACCAATGTTTCCTGTGCTGAAACCAGGAATGTGTGGTGTTGGTGTATTGAAGCCAGGAATATGTGGTGACGGTGTGTTGAAACCAGGAATGTGTGGTGTTGGTGTATTGAAGCCAGGAATATGTGGTGACGGTGTGTTGAAACCAGGAATGTGTTGACCGCCAACATCCCAAGGACCAGCTTTAATGCTTGCGCTTAAATTGTTCCACTTGTCAATTGCACCATTAAGTTTATCCATTCCTAGAACTGAAAGATTGAAACCTATTTCGTGAACACTAAAGTTGTCAACAATCCACTTCAACGAACTTTGGAAGCCCTCAAGTGGATTTGTGTTAGGCATGTTTAAAGCAAATCCGACTTCGTGAACACTAAAGTGTGATGTGATCCAATCAAGAATTCCTTTCAATGTATTCAGTGGATTTAAATCAGGAATTGAAATATTAAATCCAATATTTTTGATCGCACCCGTGAACCCATCCCATATACTTTTCAACGTCTGCAGTGGATTGATGTCTGGAAGTGAAATAGGTGGAATTGTCAATGTTGGCATTGTTATTCCAGCAAACAATGATGATATTGAACCTGCGATGTCAGGCATTGCTGGCAGTTTGAAGTCTGGAAGTGCAGGTAACGCTGGCAGTTTTATTCCTGCAAACAATGAGCCAAAGTCCGGCATTGCTGGAAGTTTGAAATCCGGAAGTGCAGGAAGTGCTGGAAGTTTGATGCCAGCAAACAAACCGGCTATTTTTCCAGGAAGGTTTATGGTTGCAAATCCATCAAACGCGTGACCAACATCAAATGCTGGAAGTGCTGGAAGTTTGATGCCTGAAATCATTGCTCCAAAGTCAGGCATTGCAGGAAGTGTCCACCCTTCAAACGGATTTGGCAGTGTTATGTTTTTTAATGACGCCCAAGGTTCACCATTTGGATCAAGTATGCCACCCTTGGTGTTTTCAGCACCAAATGGCCAATCTGAATCACCCAAGAAATCTTCAACAGCACGTGCTGGTGATCCTTCGTCTGTCTTTTTGCCTTTGCGTTTCTTTTTGCCTTCGCCAAATGGATCAGACCAATCAAACGTGGCTGCACCCATTAAGATCGAACCCCAATCAACATTGGCCATCCCGTCTTTCAACCCTTGAATAAACCCTTTGGTGAATGAAGCAGCCGCCGTCGTTCCTGCAGTTTCAAGTCTGGAAGCACCCTGACCTTTGTTCGCAACAATTGCAGATGTTTCAATTGATGTTCCTTGTGCTGATGCAATAGTTGCGTTACCACCTGTAGCACCACCACCATCACCCAATAAATCCATTCCTGTCAAGCCTGTGGTTGCTGCACGAAGTGCTACAGAAATCACACCACCAAGCGTTTTGCCTATTCGTTGTCCGATTGAATCCCAAGGCTGTTTTTCAATAAAGGTTGCAATATCATTGGCGATATTATCAAATGCATTAAGTATTTCGGATTTGTGGTTTGCTATTCCGGCTTTTATTTCTGTGATTATTTGACGGCCGGTTGCATCCCAATCAATAATTTCAAGCCACTTTGGCAAGTCTGAAAATGCTTTTCCTATTTCAGCCATTCCACCTTGCCAATTTCCAGACATTATTAATCCAAGTGCTTTTGATATGTGTCCAGAAAACACGTTGAATGCTTCACCAAGTCTTGTGACAACAGTTCTGAATGTTTCCGACGTTTGCCACGCAACAGCTAGACCTGCTGCCAATCCAGCAATCACTGTGATCACTGGAAGTGCAACAAGTGCAATCGCTCCAATGGCTGTTGCAATTCCTGTCAATGAAACAGACAATCCCATGAAGGTCGCAAGTTGCGCAAGTCCACCAGCAAATGTGGTGATCCCCAAGATTGTTGGCCCTAATGACGCAGCAACTGCACCAATCAAAACAATAAACTGCTTCACTGGACCTGGAAGCACATCAAACGCACCACCAAGTCGTTGCAACATATCAGTGAACGGTGTCATTGATGCCAGTGCATCTTTAAGGCTTTTTCCAATTGTTGCGCCAAGTGGTGCAAATGCCAATTCCATCTTTTGGTTGAACAGCTTAAAGGCTTCTGACAATGTGGTTGTGTCAGTTGCCATCTTGTTTATGTCTGCACTACTGCCTGCAACCAGCTTTTTGAATTCCGTCAGATTTAATACATTGTCACGAATGGCCTTTGTCATCGTTGGCGCAGCACGCGAACCAAAGTATGTTACAGATAAATTATAAGCATCCTGATAGTTTGTTGCGTTTTTTATTTGATTATAAATATCTTCAAAATTATGCGGAACTTTGTTCAGAACTTCGTTGTATTCAGCAACAGAAGTTTTTCCACCTGCCATAGCATCATTTGCCTTCGTGGTTTCTGTTGCAACCTTTCCCATCCATGTTCTTAAACCATTAAGAACTGGCTCGACATCCATCCCTGCTTTTGTCAACGATCCAATTGTCAATGCAGCATCAGTCATTGACATATTCATTGCCTGGAAAACTGGTGCGTATTGCTGTAATACAGTGAGCAACTTATCAAATGGCATAGCTGCTTCTATTGATACTTTATACAAAGTATTAAGTGCAGCTTCCTGATCACTCACCTTAACCTTCCAGGTGGCCATTGCATCACCAACAGCACGCACCTGCGTGGTTAAATCTGAACCTGTCACCCTGGAAAGATTGACGACTATTGTGCTTAGGCTTGTTAATGCGTCACCAGTTGCACCCGTTTTTTCATGCAAATATCCAATTGCATCACCTGCAGCCTTTGCATCCACAGGAACAGAATTAAAAACAGTATTGAATGTTTTCTTCAGCCCTTCAAGTTCAACACCAGTTGCAGCAGTTTCTTTCTTTATGGCTGTGTAAGCACCACCAACGTCTGAAGATGCTTTTAATGCATATGCACCGATGGCCATAAGTGGTGCAGTTACGCCAACAGTAAGTGCAGCACCTGCAGCAGTTCCAATACTGCTTAAACTTGATCCAAAAGATTTGACTTGGTTTTGTGCGTCACCAAGTTTTGACTGCAGATCACTTGTGTCTGCTTTAATAGCAACTAATAATTCAGCAACTGTGTCAGCCATTTAATTCGTCTTCAAATTCTTCAGGTATGTCAAAAATGTTGAACTTTTCAGGTTGCGGCATGCCACTACTGCTTGTTTTTGCTTCCGATTCACGTATTTTCTGCTGTCTGTCTTTTTCTTTTGCTTCTAAGCTTAGGAAAGCAAGCCATTCCGTGATTTCCATGCTTGTTGTGTTTTCACACAACATTTGCACCGTCATATGAAGTTTTTTAGCCAATATGAACAACGCTATCCTTTGGTTGTTCGCTTTCAGTTTTTTTCTGCTTTCTTTTGACTATCCCGTGATATACCACTCAGTCTGTTAATCACACCACCAAGAAGTTCAAGTGCTGCGCTGTTTTTGTTCAGTAAAAATTCACGCTGACTTCCTGAAAAAATCTTTTCGTTCGGGTTGTCAGGATCATATGAACCTGCCATGACAACATCTGCAGACGTGCTTTCATTGTCCATGACACCGTTTGCGTCAAATGTGACAAGTTTTGCAAGCCTGGCACGTTCAGCGCCTGTCATATTCTTGCACAGTATCTTCTTATTCTTCCATTGTGGAACAACCACAATTTCCGATTCGCTGTCATCCATGTTCAAAATTTCTTCAGCCAACGTCAGTCTTGGCACATTCTTTCCGATTTTTGTTTCTTCCAAAGTGTATCACCATCACCCACATTTGTTGGATGATTTTAATTGTTGTTCATATGACACTGAAAACGTGTCCTTCTGCGTCTTTTGCACCAGACCAAGAAATTGTTTGGTCCAGAACTCCATCAATTGCAGCCTTTAAATCTTCACTGTCTAACACAGCCCACGCGAGCAAGCTTAATGTTGCATGCACATACAATTTTAATGCAATCGTTGTGTCAGCAAGCATTTTTGTGTTGAAATAGACAGGAATTGCAGGTGTAAATGCAGCAACTTCAACTGGATCATAGAAGTTTGAAAGTGTTCCACTGATGTCAGACAATCCACGCGTCATGGACTGATAATTCCGATTAAACGGTGTTATGTCTGTAAGTTTCGGTCCGGCAGCCATTGAAAAATCTTTGCAATACAGCACAGGCTGCATTTCAAGAAACTTTCCATCAACAGTCACGGTGTGTGCAGCTTCGTCTGCTGTAGAAATAAGCTGACCAGTTAGCCGGCTGACCGTGATCGTTCCAGTTGGACCTGCAGACCAGTGTTGTGTGATCGTTGTCGTTGGATGCCACACGGATTTTGCTGCTGCGTCTATGGTGTATATTTTACCAGTTGCATCCTTTGTCGTTGCTTCTGTAGTGAAAGACGTTCCTGCATCTGCACCACTAACATAAATGACTGCGTGATGACCAGGTGTAATTACTGCTGCCATTTTGCCACCACGTGTTTATGTTATCGTGACAGTGTTGCTTGCGTTGCTAACATTAAAAGTGACTTCAACGTAGCCATCAATGGAATTTTTAATGTCAATGCTGTCCACTACTGCCTTGAATTCAATTGCAGGTGTGGTTGCTGTGAAAGTAATTTTCACATAAAGATCAGTGTCAGACACGACATTTGCCCAAATAGGTGCTTGCCCTGCGTCTGCTTTATCATTAAAACCACTAAAAGTTGCAGTCAAATCCTTTATTCCTGATGCACGTGCAATGTATGTTGGTGCGCTTGCTGCGAATTCTGTCACATCCACGCTTTTTCCATTCATTGTCATGCTAAAGTTGTTCATGTGACCAACTAAATTAGTTGGCGATGCTGTCGCTGCTGTGTATATTTTCGGCGTTGTGCCTTTAGATATTGCCATTTCTCAATTCACCCTTTAAATTAACTTGTTCCATAAGAAATCACGCCTGTTGATTGTGCAGTAAAAGAAACATCAACACTGCCATCAGGCGTTGTTTTTATGTTGAAACCATCCATTTCAACCCTTGTTTTCACCCAATTCGCTGCTTCAAACCAATATTGAAACCATAATTCATTTCCAAGTGCAACATTGTCCATAATGATTTTTTGCCCTGTAGTGTCACCAATCGTGTCCAAAAATCCTGAACCTGTGTATGACACCTTTTTGATTGCTGACATCCGTTGTGTATATGCTTGCGCAGCACAAGTCAATGTGGTGCTGTCAAAGGTTTTTTCTTCAACAGTTGCACCGGCTTGATTCAATAGTGCAATGGTGTTATATCCCGTTGCACCACCTGCAGTGTTTGATGCTTTCAAACACGCCAAATTCCCTTTAGTTATAGCCATTTTCTTTTACCACTTCCTTCACGTTTGCACCACATACACACCAAGGTCCAGCACACCGTGATAATGAAATTTGTCTGGATCACGCATGACTGTGGCAAATTCAGCTTTTGTCATGACGTGTGTGTAGCCTGTGATCGTTATTGCTGTATCAGCAAGCAGTTCTTTCATGTGCTTGATTATGTCGGCTGCTTCCTTTTTTCCACGATATGTTGACCAGACGTGCAGCCGTTGCGTCAATCGCTGTCCAAATACATCACCCAAAAAATCCCATCCAATTTCGGTTGGATCACCAATTTCAATATATGGTGCTGTGTTTTTGATCACATCTTCAGGCACATAATCATAAGTGGAACAACCGTGAGTTGTCACCAGGTGGCTGTTTCCATTTAATGCGTCAAGAATCGAATGTTGCATTTCAAGTATTGCACTTTCACGCGTCGTCATTTCTCAGCCAACTTTGATTTTATATACGCCATGACGTTGTTGCGTGATTTTTCAACACCGCGTTTCATGAATGGATCGCCCGACCAATTACCGTGTCCAAATTCAACATATGGTGCATAAAATGTATGTGGTGCAACGTGGACTTCTTTGTCACTTATTTGTTCAGCAGAAACACTGCTGCGCAGTGTTCCACCATTGACTTTTGCCACAGGACATTCTTCTTTAATTGCTGTTGACATCAGTTCACCACCTTCCATCAATATTGGACCAATGCCTTTCACCACATCGTTTAATTTTGATGCAATCATGGCCTGAACTTTGTCCACGCTTGATTTATTCACTTCAACTGATATGTCAGGCATTCAAACCACTTCGTTGCAATATAAATTCAGATATTCGTTTTTCATTTCAAAATTGTCAACAGCAGCAATGTCGAAAACGCGTGTGCCAATTTTGACAGACATTTTCTTTGTGACGCTTGCATTATACCACATTGTTATCAGATAGTCTGCTGTTCCGACGACCTTTCCTGCTTCAAAAATTTCCATTCCTGCCTGGAATTTTACAGCAACCCATTCTGTCGAAACTGTTGTTTCCGTTGGCGTTCCAAGTCCACCATATCCATCAGCCGTTTCTGCATAGCTGACAATTGTTGCACGTTGATCAAACTTTTGAAACGGTGTTGGCATTGCGTTTTGTCCTTTTTGTGTTAAATCGCCCTGGCAGTTTTAGTCCTTTTGTGTTAAAAAACACGGCTACTTGTATAATATACGTTATTATTTCCAGTAAACCACATATGGCTGAAGCTTCTTCAACGAATCTTCAGGCAGTGTTCCAATCTTGCCTTCGTTGAAGTAATAAGCTGCAGCTTCAATTATCACGTCTTTGATGTCTTGTGGAACATTGGTTCCTGCAGCACCATATCCAGCAACATATTCAATCAGAAGTGCATTTTTGTCACGAAGTGCAACACCTGCACCCCAAACGTAGCCAGTTTTTATTATCAGCCTTCCTGGTTCGCTGTAGGTGTCCAACTGATATTGCGTCGAATTCTGTGTTGCTTCTGCGTGATTGACATCGTAATACTTCACAGACGTGACTGACACCAGTGGTGGTCTTGGAAGCTTTATTGTGTCACTTATTTTGCATGCATCAAGCATCAATTCCCATGATTGATTGATGAATGACCGTTTGCAATAGTTTTCAGCCTGTGTGCGTGCTGTTATCGCGTAATTTGCCAACCGCGTGTTGGCATCTGTGCTTGCCAATCGAAGGAACGTCTGAACGTCAGTTCCTGCAACTGGCTCTGCTGCTGGTGCTGTTTTCAATTTTATCATGGCATTGCTCCATATGTCAACGTGTCAGTGACTGAAAATGTTCCTTGAAAAACCACTTCTTCAATTGCAGCTAAAATTGTTCGTGCTTCGTGGTAGAAAGTCACACCACCATTGTCATCTGTGTCATCTGGAAGCAAATAAACTGAAAATTCGCCGGCCGGTCCATTTGTTATTTCAATTTCTGTCATTTGGTCTGTGCTTTTTGTGATCACTGCAGCACCTGTTGAAGTCAACGCTGCAACCCAAACAATGTCTGCACTTGTAACATCAACCGCAACGAAATTTGCATCCTTCACAGCAAACTGCAGTTCGCGGTTTGTTCCTGCTATCATCGAAAAATCTACTGTCATGCTTTACACCTGATAAATCCAACTAATTTTATTGCTGGAAGAATTCCTTCCATATGCGTGTAATCTTCATATATAGCGTCAATTGTCGTTGCTGCTCCGACTGAAGCAGAAAAGTCTGTTTTGTCGATATAGCTTCCGACGAATGCTGTGGCTCCTGCTTCCTGTGCCAACATGCTTATGATTTCTGAATAAACACCACCCAAAACAGTTATCAGAAATTCTGTTCCAGTAAAATCAACTTCAGGTTCACAATATGGAACGTTTACAATTTCACCAAATATTTCTGGAACAATAGCAACCGCCGTTGCTGTAGCCACCACAGCACCAATTTCAATTCCCTGGTATTCTGTGATTTCTGGTGAAATCGCTTCAGCAAGTGCTTCCGCAACAATGGCTTCAATCAACGCGTCACCAGAAATGACAGGTGCTGTTGCGTCTGCAAGTGCACCAGCAACTACTGCATCAACACCGGCATCACCACTTGCATCTGGTGCAATCGCGTCTGCTGCTGCTTCTGCAACCAATGCGTTTATTAATACGTCAGCCCACACATCACCTTCGATTGTTGGTGCAATCGAATCAGCCATTGCTTCTGCAACAGCTGCTGCAATCATCACAGACATTTCATTGAAAATTTCTGGTGCATATGCTTCAGCAATAGCTTCTGCAACTGCTGCAGCAACCAACGCGTCACCAGAAACAGACGGTGCTTCTGATTCAGCAACAGCTTCTGCAACTGCTGCGAAAATAATGTTGTTTGAAATCAGTTCTGGTGCTGGTGCTTCCGCTGCAGCTTCTGCACTTACTGCGTCAACACCTGCATCACCACTTATAGATGATGGTGCAATTGCGTCTGCTGTTGCAGTTGCAACCGCTGCGTTTATCAATGCGTCAACAATTACTTCAATACTTACTTCCGGTGCGTTTGCAACCGCTGTTGCTGCTGCAACAACTGCTGCAATAATAGCTTCACTTGAAACATCTGGTGCGTGCGCGTCTGCTGTGGCAGTTGCTGCAACTGCAGACAATATATTGTCTGAAGTTAAAACTGGAACGGGTGCTGTTGCTGCAGCTTCAGCTTTGACAGCATCCACACCAGCAGCACCAGATGCAACAGGAACTGGTGCTGTTGCTGTTGCTGCTGCATTAACTGCAGCAACACCAGCTGCACCACTTATTGATGAAACACCTGCTGTTGCTGTGGCTACTGCCACAACTGCTGCCAAAATATTATTAGTTACCAACACAGGAACTGCTGCTGCTGCTGTTGCTGCAGCTTTTACAGCAGTTATTCCAATACCAGCACCAGGTGATGGTGCTGGTGCTGTTGCCGTTGCTTGTGCGCTCGCAGCAGACACACCTGCAGATCCACTTACTGATGGAACGCGTGCTGCTGATGCTGCTTGCGCCCTTACAGCAGAAACACCGGCTTCACCACTTACTGATGGAACACCACTGGCTGCTGCTGCCTGTGCTCGCACAGCAGACACGCTTGCAGTTGCGTATTGTTCACCAAAAACCATATAACAAATTTCTGTTGCGACATTGTTGTTGGTCGCCCACACAGCATCAAATGCTTGTGCAACAAAATTACCCATCGTGCCACCAGCATCATCTGTGTGTGCGTCGTTGTCACAAACTTCCAGTGATTGTGTTGCGCTATATCTTGAATAGCTCACAGTATCGGCTGAATTGTCTTTTGATTGAATTGCTGTGAAATAATTCCGTGTGCCATCGGAAACACCGATGACTTGACGCAGCCCATCAACACCGTTTCCTGTCAACGCTGTGTAACAAATGTTTGTTTCAAACACAGCCCTTGGCAGCATCCCTGTGGTTGTTATTGTTTGCGTGACAGGAACGCTTGTGTTTGTTGACTTGGCAAAATTTCCAACCAGGTATTCACCACCTTTCAAACAAAGTGTGTGAAACCTGCGTGCTCCACCATCGGAAACATCCCAACTGCATGTGAACCCATCAGCATCCAGTGAAGTCACTGATGCAGAATATGCAACACTTGTTGTTGATCCAGTTCCTAAAAATGCCCTGTTTGTTCGTTGGTGTCTTGCTGTGTTTGATGTGGCCTGTGCGTCTTGTGCAACCACATATTGTGACCACTGATTAAGATCAGTATCACACGCACCAACGAAATATGCAGACGTTGCTTCATTATAAGGTGCGTCTGCTTGTGATGCTTCGCCAATACTAAAAAGTGCATCAGGCTGAAAACCTGCACCCGTGACTGCCAAGCTTCCTGTGCTTGTTTTCTGTGAATGATTAACCACAGACGCATTTGTCAACGCTGTGCCACCTAATGCCAAATAATAAACGCGTTGGTCTGTGCTTGAAACTGTCCAGTTTATGGTGAAACCATCAGCATCAAAGTTTGTTATCGCACCATTTCCATATATCGTTCCTGTATAATTGACGACATATGATGTTAGCGTGTGGCTTCTGTCAGTCACGCTTGTTGCTTGTGCGTTCCAATCAGCACCACCAACTGCAGCCAACCCGTGATCAGAATTGATGCTTGTTGACAAACAATAGCTTACAGTCCAACCAGCACTTGATTCACCAAACATAATCACTGCACGTGGCCTGAAACCAACACCAGTGATGGCCTGGCTTCCTGTGGCATTTGGCTGTGCAAAATATCCTGCGTGACTCAGCATTATAGGTGGACCATCATTGAAAATTGGCTGCGCCCACGCACGCTTGCTCGCGCCGTTGACAACTTTGATTAAAATGTAAGTATCTTCATTAGGCTTGGCAGTGTAAGTTGCTTCCGTTACGCTTGTGTCAGTTTGCGCAATCCTTGGTCCTGGAACTTGCCAAGTCACAGTTGATGATGCTGGAAGTGTTATTGTAATATTATTTCCAGAAACGGTTATGTCATCAATTAAAGCACCGTCTGAAATGTAGAAATTCCCTGCCTTCAATTCTGACACAATGTTTGCTGCAGATGTGCTTGCAGCATTCACCATCACCCAAACATTGTTTTGCTCTTGGCATGTTGCGTCTGCGTGATCGTGACAGTCATCACCAGCAGTGATCCAAAACCTTCCACCCATTGACCACAGTCTATCACATTTATACTGCGGAATAGGCATGACAGGATTGTTTGGATAACAAGTTGCACCATGATCAACAAACCCATTAACATATTCTATGGCATCAAAGCCAACAAATGTGTTTAATGTGGCCTGTGAAATCACATAAGAAGTGTAGTCTGGATGGTTTATTTGTGTAAACCCACCAGCAGCATCAACTTGTGCGATGGCTTGATTTGTTGATGGTCCTGATGGAACTTCTGTTACGCCAACACAGCCCAAATGGCATGATGGTGAATTGCATTCGTCACCACCTATGAATGTTATTCCACCAACTGCTGGATCAGCAGTGACAACATCGTGGTCTGTTAGACAAACAAAATCATAATCATCATCAAGGTATGCCTGAACAACCTGTGCTGGTGTCTTTGTTCCATCAGAATTCGTTGAATGGCAATGCAACTGTCCTTTAGCTGTAACAGCTT